GTACTCGAAGATCGGGATTTCGCGCAATGTGTGCGGCTCCCATTTCGTGATCAGCGCGCCGTCCCACACCTCAAAGTAGTGCGTTTTCGTGTATCCGCAGTACAGCCACCTGTAATTGCCGCTGTTGTCCTGCTTCCAGACCATCCTTACGCCCATCATCCGCCGATGCCCGAATCCCGTGCTGTACGCCACGAACGTATATCTCGGGTCCGGCGTATCCAGTTCAAACGGCGCAAGGTCGCTGTCTTCAAAGGCGTCCGGGTCCGGCAGCACCATCCTGTACCCGACCCCGCAAATGGCCATCCACGTCGCCATTTCCATGTCCCGCGTCGCCTTGTCTTCGTACATCATGTAGTCGTTGAGCATTTCAACGTCTTTGGAGCGGCCTTCTTCTTCGCCCCTTCGGACGTACACGACCGGCTCGCCCATGAAATACGCCGCGGTAAACTGCGAAACTTCGCTGGCGTGGTTTTCCACAACCTTGTTATTGATTTCCGGCCGCGTCTGCTTTTTCCGGCTCAATACCGGCTGCATTCCGCGGTTGTAGCGGTACAGGTAATCAATCTGCGCGGAATTGAACCAATGCACCGCAAGGCACTCGCTCAGCACCATCTGAAGGTTGTCCCGCGTGATCTCGTCCACGCCGGTCAGCACCTCCACGCGCCCGAACAACTGCCCGCCGACGGGATTTACCGGATGTTCCCCGTCCGCGATATTGTCCCAATAGGATTCGATGCTGTTGGCCACGTGCCGGCCCCCCTTCCGCCGCAAATGAAAAAGAGCGAAGATCCATATCTTCGCTCTCTCAATAATCCCTGTTTTCGCTCTCGCTAAAATATTCTGTTTTGCCTTTTATAGCATATCAGACTTTTGCCTTTTTGTCAAGCGCTTTGCCCATCGTTATAGCGTCTTTTGCTGTAATTCATGCATACTTTATCGTTTTATTCACGTTATGGTATTTATGTTTACGCAATCTGCCGCCAAAACCAATCTGCTTTATATCTCTCGCGCTCCTTTACCACGGCCGCCGGATAACCTGCACCGTCGCCATACCCATGCCCTGCGCGTATATCGCAAGCTGCGCGAACGCGTCCGGCACGTCGTCGTGCTTGTTCTTCGCCGAAATCGAATACCCGCACAGCTTGCTGAGCGCCCGTTTGTACATCCGGTCGCTTACCGTGTCGTCCTTGAACAGGCAATGCTCCTTCACCCATGCACTCTGCACCAGGATCTTCGTCTCTTTGTTCTGCGTCGTGTATTTCGTCTCGATCTTCGTCAGGCCGCCCCGCGCTTTTACCCCGTTCTGCACCGTCTGCGCGACCCGTCCGCCCGCTGAATTGCTCTCAAAACAACTCATCTGCACTTTCCTGCGCAAAAGAAGCTCTATCAACAATTCATCCACAACCTCCGGTTTGCCGTTGTCGCACAGAATCTCCTCGATGTAGTACTTGTCCGCATACACATACGCGACCGGCATAACACAGTCGTCCGATCCCCGGTCCTTCGTGTCGCATACCGAAATGATCGCGTCCGGCTCCCCGTCCGGAAGCTCAAAATACCGCTGAAGCTCTTCCGGATCGTACAACCGCCCTTCGCGCTCAATGGGGCGCTGCATGTACAACGCCCGCCAGTTCACGTCGTCCATGATCTCCCGCTGCTCACGGTAAAACTCCGTGGAAAACCCGACCCCGTAGGCGTAGTCGAAATTGCTCTCGTCCTTCTCGTTCATCGCCGGCACAACCATGAACTTCGCCTTGCCGCTGCCTTCGTAAATCCCTTCCAGGCGCGATATCACGTCGTAATTGCTCCACCTTGTCGCAATGTGCAGTTCCCTGCACCGGTTCCCGATCTTCCTCTGCCGAAGGTCCGTGTTGTATATCTCCCACAGCTTGTCAAGCCGCTCTTTCGACATCGCCACTTCGATGCCGCTCACAAGGTCGTCGCAGTACAGAAGCGTCGCCGCCCGGTACAATCCCGCGTTGCCTGTACCAATCGACGTGAACTCCAATGTCTCAAACCGCTTCCGGTTCCCCAAATCAATCCTACAGTCCTTCGCGTTCGTATTGCTGATTTGGATCCCCGGAAATACCTCGCCCCAGTTGTATTCGCCCTTGCTGTCCAGAATCCTCAGACATTCGTCGTATGTCCCCCGGATAAAACTGTTCGAGTGGCTCCCGGTCAAAATCGGACTGTCCGGATATTTCCCCGCCAGCCATGTAAGGTAAAAAATCGCCAATGTCGTCTTGCCCGTGCCGGGCGGCAGGCTCACCGCCAGCAGTTCCAGATTCCCGTCTTCCAATTCCTGCATCCCGTCCGCCACGCGCTTTAACGCACGCCTGCGCGGCATGTAGAACTTCTTCGCCGGCTCCCGGTCCCATTCCACAAACTGAAGGTAACTGTCAAAGTCATCCTTCGCCGCCGCCAATAGCGCCTTTCGGTGCAGTTCCATCAGCTCCCGCGCCGATTTGACGTCCTTCACCGCCATCTCCGGCAGTATCCCCGAAAGCATCTCGCTTAACCGCTTGTATCCGCCTACCGCCCCTTTCCCGTCCCCCTCTTCCTGCATCCCCCGCAGGATCCCGTAATAGTCCTCATACCCGCCCGCGTCCATCGGCCCCTTTTTGATTTTGGCCGCGATTTTCAAAAGCACGTTTCCGTAATCCATTTTGTCCCGTCACCTTCCCAAACAAAATGCGCGCGGAATACCGGGTTTCCTTTCGCTCTCCCAGTATCCCGCACGCTCTCTGTCTCTATAGTGACGGTATCCCGCTTCCCCTTATCCTTCCGTCAGAATCGGTTCATGCTGCCCTTTTACCCATTCCCCGTCTTTCCCGTACCTGTACCAGCCCTCAAACGTCTTCCGGTTGTTCACGATGCTCTGCACCGTGCTGATCACAAACCGGTTCCCCTTCCGCGTCTTATACCCTTCCTCGTTCAATGCGTCACAGATCGGCTGCAAGGCCATCCCGCTGTCCCTCAGCGCAAAGATCTTCCGCACGACCTCCGCTTCCTCCTCGTTGATGATCAGTTGCCCGTTCTCAACCCGGTATCCCATCGGAGCCTGTCCCCCGGCATAGCCCCCCTTCTTCGCTTTCGCGTTGCGCCCGCCAGTCGTCCTCTTGTTGATGTTGTCCCGCTCCATCTCCGCTACACACAGCGTGAACGCTTCCAGCATGTTCGCAAATACCCCGAATTGCCCGAAATCCTCCGCGATCGATATCAGCTTGATCTCCTTCTTCCGAAGAAGCATCTTGTAGTAATAGTATATGTTGATGTCCCTCGCTACCCGGTCGCTCTTCGCAACCACTACCGCTTCAAACGGCGGATTCGTTACGTCCCCGTATACGATGTTGTCAAACCCCGGTCGCTCTTTCGCCCCGCTCTCTCCTTCGTCTTTCACCGTCTTGATGATCGTCATCCCATGCTCCTTGCAGTATTTCTCAATCTGCGTCCGCTGTACCTCCAGCCCGAATTTGTCTTCCCCCGCTTGATTGTCCGTGCTGACCCGAATGTACGCAATCACGTTCACGCCTGTCCCTCCTCCTTTTTGTCTATGTCTATATTATACACGTATACTTTTACCTGTCAAGTAGTTTATGTAAATTCTGCCATTTTGTACACTGGGGTGGTTGGGGGGCTACCCCCGCGCGAAGCGCGGGTATCCTGGGTCCCCCGCGGGCCGGTTGTGGCAGGCACCAGCAACAACAACAGGCGCAGGGTTGACAGCTAACAGATACGGATCTTCGCCGGCGATCCCCGCGCGCGCGCCGCCGGAGTGCCTGGTATTGGACGGCGCTTGCTTGTACGTCCAATCTTGATTAAAATACTGTAAACCCGTCTATGCCTATTGACATATACGTCTAATCATGCTATAATTAGGCATACTCAAGTAAGGCAAGCAGGACGACACGGGACACGAGGCCCGAGCCCACGTGGCGGACACGGTGGACGCCGCACCTTGAAAACTGTACAGGCTAAGAGGGCCGACAAAAGCGGAGTACGTTACGCAACATGCCAGGGACGGCAACCCTGCTCCGCGCGGACGCGCAAAACGAATGGTTACATTGAGACAGGCCGGACGATCGGGACGAGATAGCAAGTACAGTCAAGCGCCGGGACGCCGGCGCACGCAATGAGATGCAGCGCGCCGGCGCGCGTGTTCGCGCTGCTGGTAACGGATCCGGATATCCTGGATATCATCGACGCCGTAACCGGCGAGCTCCTGTATATCCGGCATTAAGACGTTTTACCAGCGCGCCGGATCCGTCCGGCGCGCTGTATAAAGCGGATTGACCACGAAAAAAAGGAGGAGGTTGTTATCATGACG